CCACCCATAGCATTTTTGCTATTCATATTGTTCATAATAGTACCACCGCTATGAGGAATAAATATTTCAGGACCTCTTTCGCCAACTAAAGTTGGTCTGCCACCTTGTATTGTACCACCACCTGCTCTCATAGGACCAAAGCCACTACTAGAAGATGAACCTCCTGATCCACCACCACCAGTAGAAAATGTACCAGCACCAAAAATACTATTTAATATTGGATTTATGACTTTTAATTGTAAAAATGTTGAAAGTATTTGTGCAACCATATTTTGAGCAAAGTTTTTAAAACTTTCTAAAGCACTTTCACTGTTCATTAATGCATTTACAAAGTCAGTTGCAAAGGCGTGTGATGTTTGTGTGACAATTAATCTTAATTCATCATCTAAAACTGTGGCAAGTTTATTTGATTCTGCTTCTAACTTTTCAAATGCTTTACCTAATTCTTCTGCATTCATTATAAAGTTATCTTTTAAAAAACTGCTATTTGCTTCAAATATTTCATTTAGCTGTGTTTGAGCATGGGTAAATAACTCACTATCACCTTTAGCTTCTAAAATTGATTTTTGTAATAAACCAAAAGCACGAACATTTTTACCTGCTATAAGCATTGCTTCTTTTTCTGCTGCAGTTAATTCTTTTCTTGATTTAGTTGCATTATCTAACGCTTCTGTTTGTGCTATTCTTTCTTCAGTCAAATTTGCAACAATTTTTGCAGTTTCATCTTCAGTGACACCAAATTGTTTTAAAATACTAAAAGCAATTTTTAATTTTCCAGTAAATGTTGTACCGCCGCTTCCAGCTTCTGCAAAACCTAAAATTAACTTTTCTTGTATGTCATTTACACCATCACTAGTAATACCATACTTTGCTAAAGCAGCATCAATTTTTGAAATATTTTTAGTTGCGGTATCAGCTCTTGCTTTTTGCATCTGTTCAAAATTCATATCCCCTGTCAATGTAGGTGCTTCTAAATTTATACCTAATCCTTCTCCACGCATAGCTGCCAAAGATACTGCTACTGCATTAGCTGCATTAGCTGCTTGATTCACAAACAGTTTAAAAAAGTCTCCAACTCCGCCTTCAAATATTTCATTACCTAAAGATTTAAATGCTATTTCCATATTTGATATTGCAACAGAAAGGTTATCCATTTTATTAACCATTGCTCCACCAAATTGTTTTTCTAAGACATTGGTCAATGCTTCAACAATAATTTTTGCACCACCTGCTGTTTGACCAAAATCAGTGAGTTCAAGTCTTGATAAACCTAATTCATCTTTTAAGCCTTTAAATACATCAATACCTCTGTCGGCTAACATATTTAATTCTTGTAATCCTAAAGCACCTGCTTCTGCCCTCTGTACAACTCTTATAAGTGCTTCAAACGCACCTCTTTGATCTACTGCAACTGATGCTGTATCAGCAAAAACTTGCATCATTCTTGATGTAGGTTCTATACCAACTGAGCCAAGTGATATAAATGCTTTGGTTACAGTATCAATTTGAAATGGTGTGGTTTGAGCAAATCTTAATATTCTATTAAACTGTTTATCACCTGCTTCAACAGAGCCAAATACTGTATCTAAAGAATCTTTTAAATCTTCAAACTCCATACCTGCTGATGCAGAGAATTTTCCTAACTTTACTAAACCTAAAGCAACTGCACCAATTGCTGCTGGTCCAGCTAATGCCTTTAAGCTACCAGCTAAAGCACCTGAAGCACCACCCATAGCACCAAAAGCTGCACCACCTGCAGCACCAGTGGTTCTAATCTTGCCTTGTATTTTATCTAGTTCTTTTTTTAGCTGACGAGTATCAGCTTTGATTTCAATAATTAACTGATCAACTGTTTTAGCCATCAGGATATAACTCCATCATTTCTTCAAGTCTATCTTTAGTCATAGGTACTTCTTTTTCTTCAGCACCATTAAATTTTTTAAAACCTTGCAAAGCTAAATACATTTCACGAGGAGATATATTCCAAAAATCATCAGGTCTCATATTCATCATACCAACACATATCTTATAAAAGTCAGACCATTGTATTGGTTGAGTAATCACGCTTCCGCTTTTTTTTTATCTACTTCCTCTTCTGAGTCGTTGTCGGTTAATGTAGCAGCTAAGAGTTTAGCTACTTCGGTTGATGCTACTACTATTCCTACTTCTTGAATAATAGAGCCTATCTTTTTATCGTCAAAATCATTGCCACCACCTCGTAGTGCATTCTTTAAAACAACGATTAATGTGCGAACACGCACTTTAGCTTCAGCAATGGCAGTAGCTAATTCTAAAATGCCTTTATCTAGTTCGTCTTCTATTCTTACTAATGCATCTATAGTTAGTCTGCATTTATAAGTTTCTTTGCCAAGTGTTAGAGGTATTTCACCCTTCAGTGGATTCGCCATCTGACTTTTCTCCTTTATCTAAAGTTGCGTTTGCAACCTGAATTGTTTGTATATTGTCTCTGTAATCTACATTTGTAGATAAGACTTTGGTTTCTTTCCCATCAATGTTTACAGTCTCGCCAACTTTTACATTAGCAGGTAAAACAAGTTCACCTTTATATAACATTCCATCTACAAGACTTTTGTTATGTTTAACCTTAACTTGCTTCATATTACACTGCTGCAAATGTTACATAACTTGCAGATTCAAATGTGAATGAATAAGTCGCTTCACCATTGAACTCTCCTGCAAACTCCATACTTGCTATCATGAAAGAACCTGTATAAGTTCCTAAATCAGGAATCAAGAATTGAAAGCTTTTAAATGCAGGTGTTTGTGCAGATGAACCATCAGATGAGTTTTGCTGTGCTTGGAATGTAGTTCTTACAAGTGCTTCTGCTGTTGAATCAGTAAAAACTCCTGATCCACTAACTGAAATACTGTTTACCCCTGCACCAGCTAATAAAGTTCTAGTGCCAAGACTATCTTTATTAGTTATATCTACTGCTTCATCATTAAGAGTTATTGATGTTGACCTAAGACCACCGATGGTTACATAAGTAGAACCACTAGTGTTAATTTTCATTAAGACATCTTTACCTTTCTGTGCTGCCATATTTTTCTCCTATAAAATTAGTTAGTACCTAATATTATTGCTCGGAATCGCATGACTCCATGTCTAGTAACACCATCTGTGTCTCTCATTATGTCACTAAACTCAAATCTTAAATTAATAAGATTAAATCCAGTAACGCTTAGATTACTATCATGCAATAAATCGTGTACCTTGTCCATTATTTCCTTAGTTTCTTTACTTCCTTTATATTGTGACCAAATGTGTATGTTGATCGTGTATTCACCACCATTTAAGTCTACAGTACTGTAATCTATGGCAGTCTCTTCACCTAAAGTGATAAAAGGGTAGGTATTACCCTCAATAACTTCGTCATAAACACCACAAGAAAGTGTTGATGTAATAGCACTTACATTTAATGCTGAATACACAGTACTTTGTAATTGAAACTGTCCGATACTCATTTTAGTACACCTTTTTTAAACATAGCGTGTATTTTTCTGCGATTTTTTTCTAATGCAGGTTGCATAAAAGGTCTTTCAGTCATTTGTGTTGTACCAAACTCTAAATGTGCAGAATAAGGTGCTGCTGATATTACTTGACCTATTACACTGCCATCTGCTTTTTTATCAACTTTCATAGATATTTGACTTACTAAAAATCCTGTATCACTAGCTGGTGGTTGATTTGGTGCAGATGCTCTATGACTTCTTCTTGGCTCATACTTTTGATATAAAGTACCTGTACCACCTTTAGTTATGCTTTCTTTTGCTGTGTTTTGTACCATAAGTGTTGCTCTTGTAACATAAGCTTTTACTTTATTATCTTGTAACTTTTTATTTAGTTTTTTGTTAAAAGCATCTAAGTTTTTTATTTTTAGGTCAACACTCATATTGCTACACCTTCAGCACATAAAAGTTTTAAAAATCTTGATCTTTCATCTACATTTATAATTCCTTTTATATCAAACAACCTACTACCAAAACTAATTCTGTGATTGGTAGATATATTGTCCATGTGGCGAATTGTAACCTCGTGTGTGACCTTTTCTTGCACTATCCCTTGTCTATAGGTGCTATCGGCTTTTAGTGGCTTAATGTTAGCGTAAATAAAAGTAACTGGTGTGTAAGATTGTGATAGACCACCGCCTGTATCACGAGTATTAGTAGCTGTTTCTACTTTAACTCTAAAACGCATTTTGCCAATAGAGTTGGACATTTATCCAAGTGCCATTAAGGAAGAAGAACCTAATCCTCTGTGTACTACATAAGGTGCGTATAAGCTTCTTAACATAGGTGGATAAGGTAACTTAGCATCATACATATCTCCTCTATGTTCATATAAATATGCTATGTGTTGTAATATGCCTAATCTTAATGGTTCAGGTACATTGTATTGAGATGTATAACCTGCAACATATTTTACTTCTATTGCATTAGCTACTCTTAAAGCTGTTGGAAATGTTTCTCCTGTTCTTAATACTATTCTTGCTGGTTCTCTAGCGTTATCTACATAATATTTTGTAGCTGCTAATGTAGTTTCTGTATCTGCATCATCAAATGTTTTTACATGAGTAACAGAAGCGACTGGCGATCTTGGTAATACAACATAGTTTTTATAATAGTTTATGTATGGACCAGTTCTCATGCCTTCCCACAATGGGTCTTCCATATCCTCAAAAGCATCAAGAAACAATGTAAGTGTTTGTGTCATTAAGGCTCTACCAGTGTGTTCTTCACAAAACCTTCTAGCTGTTTCTATAAAAGGTCTTATGATCCTTTCATCTGTAGAATCATCAACTCGTAAGTATTCTTTTACTTCCTGTAGAGTTACAGGTTCTTGTGTAGGTGCTGTATTTACTGTTAAACCTGCCATTATTTGTAAAACACTCCAATAATCTGTGCTGCTATTATTAGAGCATATAAACCCCATATCTGTTGCTCCATACGAATAAATCGCTTAGAGCCTGATTCCATTCGCCTTTCTATATTTTCATATCGCAAGGCACAAATTTGTTCGTGCAGTTCAAGTTTGCTTGTATCAGTTTGGTTTTTTATCTCCGTCATTAGCACTTTCTTCCTCATCTTCCATTGGTTCAGGAAGATTATCTTTTAGTTCTGCCATAAAATAATTAATGAGTACATCTGCTTTTTCTATTTCAAATTGTGCATTTGTAACCATGTCATTCTTTTGTTTTTGTATGATTGCAAGTTTGTTATAAATTACTTTACCTTCATCAGACATATCGTCTATTAGGTATTTCTTTTCAACATCTTTGTCATCTACCTTTTCAGTAAGTGTTAAAACCTTTGGTTCTTCGTTTACTATATTT